AATGTTGCTCCAACATCACTAGCTAAGGCCGATATTATAGATGAAAGATTTGTTCCTATGAATACTCTATTAACAAGAGAGTTCATAATTTTATATGAATTTCTTACAACTGTAACTATATTCAAAGTAGTTCTGTCTTTTTGAGACCCAGTTGACATCTCACTTTTTTCAGTTAATTGAAAATCCGAAGAAACATACATCAATTCAACATCAATTCTTGGGCCAGGATATACTTGCTCTCTATGCAGAGTAATACTCAATTTAATGGGTTGGCCTCCGAATATGTCCTCTAATATAACATCGTTTGGATCGATATTCATCTGCAATGTTACAACTTGATATGCAGTTGATAGCGATGAGGCGAACACCACACGGATCATATCATTTGTATAATCCAGATTCTTTATCTTAACCTGGATATCATACGATCTACTTGGGGTATATACTCTTTTTTCCTCTGGCATTCTAGCTCCTTTATTTTTTTGTTCCAAAAAAAATAGACATAAAAGTTGTAGGATAGAGCGATACCCGGTCAGTATCGCTCTATTCTAATTCTTATGATACAGGAAGTCTTTCAAGGACTTCATACATCCGTGCGGGAATGACAAGTACGGATTCTGCAGCATTCTCCATCAACCTTTTCATATTCAGGTTGGGTTCAAAACTGCTATATCGTACAATTGCCAAGAAGACCAACCACGCTGTTGGTAATGGTGGTGGTTGTCCTTCAATAGGAGCAGGCATCATTTCTTGAAGAAGGTTTGAAACTCCTTCCCTTCTCTTTTTGCCCATTCCTTCAATAACATCTAGAGTTGCCATCATTTCATCTTCGGTTAAGGTGCTATTAAAACTTCCCGTTATCATGTCGAGAATGTTGTCCGAAAACACTTGCATATATGATGCGATTGCAGATGACATGCTTGTGGTTGAACTCTCGATATGAACTTGTCGCATTTCACCGAGACTAAAACCAAAGATAACTCTGTCACCACGATAGCTTGTGGCAATACCAAAAGCAACTGATGCTGCTCTTGTTCCATCATAACTGTTATTGACAATCATAACCGGTAAGATATCACCAACATCAGGAGCTTGCTGAGAACTTTGAATGATAATTTCATTCCTGAGTTTAGTCAGAAGCAAACTTGGTACTGCATTCTCTGTCATAATTGGCATACCAATAGAAGTAATAGCATCCCTTATCCTTTGATTCAAAACATCATTTCCGATGAACTTGTACATATCGGAAACGTTCCCTGCATACAAATAGTCTTGCCAATCAGGGCCCTTCGTATATATTCCATACTTTGAAATTGGAAGGCCGTCTGTTGGATGTCCATTTGGATCTTGAATGTCTACAAACTGTGTTGAAAGTTGGCGGTAAACGACTTCGCCGTATCTATCGCTATATGAAAACATACCTTTATATGCGAGAGATGAATCAAGACCCATTACTGCTGCTCGTTCATTAAATGGTGTCATACCTACTCCTTTATTATTTCATTAACCGCCCGTTTCAATTTTTCTTCCATTCCTGCCTGAAATAGTTTCATTCTACCGTCGAAGGCGTGTTCCACAAATACACGACACATAATATCAACCAACTGTTCTGTGGTAGGTTTTCCAGTAATATTACTGTATTTATTTTTGTGAATCTGGACTCCGTTTTGATAATCAACATATAATGCTAAAGTTGAACGATAAAGGGTTTCACGATGGGTTGGTTGTTTGATACTATATCCACAACCACCACCTCCATCTCCTGATGATTTTGACTGAAGTATCATATTCGTCGTGCCTTAAATCTTAGATAGATATTACGACCGTCAAATGAGTAATTCGGATCAGTTTCAATTATTTCAAATCTACCTTCTAAATTGAAAAAGTATTCTGCTCTTGCTTCGGTCCAGATTGAAGCATGTGGGCATCCTGGCTCATTCAAAAGTTCTGTTGTCAATAGAATGTTATGTGCCTCAAAGTTTACTAAGTCACTCAAAGGACTCTCACCCAAAATCATTTTTGCCAAGATTTCATAGTTCGGCACAATTACGTCAACTATATCATCACCTGGCGTTGTAATAGTTGATAGAAGATATATGAAATAGGGAACTTTTTCAAATGGAATATGTTCAAGGAATCTATAGATACAAACTCTATCAAATATCAGAGTTGTTCTTTCCATGAATGTAAAAGCATCCTCATTGGTAAAGTATTCAAAGTCTTTTGTGTGTCCTCTTTCTTGAACCAGGTTAATGGTTTCTTCAATAACATCCGGATCCATATATGAATAATATGAAGTATCCAGATTTAACAGAACATGTGGACCCGGAGTTTTGCCTTCAATTAAAGGCTTGATTTTTCCTGCTGCTAAGTTTAATATAAGCATGTTTTTACCTCACAAATTCTGTGACAATACTTTTAGTGAATGGTTCAATATAAAACTTGAAATACCTTTCCTTATCAATATCGTCTGTGTCTATGATTTTTAATGTCTGCGGTGAAATCTCCATCTCACCATAATCTCTCAGAAAGATATTTACCTTTCCATTCTTCAATGGAATAGCAAACATTCTAGCATTTTGTGTTGTCATGAATTTATCTTTTATTCTTTGTAGATTTCTGAATATAGAATCTTTATTGGCGTAATTGATTCTACAAATCTGTTCGTATATTTTGTCCATGGCATCATATCTAAATGCAATACCTTTTATGGTTGTTTCATTTTGACTATCAAATGCGATGTACTTTTTTCGATCAAAAGAACAAATGAATATTTGAAAATGTTGCCTTATGTTTAATGGTATATGCTGTATGTTGGTTTCTCTTAAAGTTTTGGTTGTAATAATACCATCGTACTGTCTAAGGATAATGTCACTCTCTTTGATGTTATTGCGTGATATATATTCATCAATTATTGATCGGGTTGTGTTTCGTAGAATAGATGTTAGCTTCGGATTCTTTCTCATCATTTTACCAATGTGAATATTTCTTTCTGATTTGTTATCTCTATCAACACCTGCTAAATCCATTCCGAGTTTTGTCATGATTGTATAATGACACGCTTCAATATCATATAAATAAACATCTCTTAAAACGAGTTTTACATTTTCATTAATATTCATAATTAAGTGAATGGGGGACTAGGCACTCGCTTGTCCCATCTAGGTCCGAAGCATACATCCTGTCCCCCACACTCCTTACGCTAAGATGTCAATAAGAACACCATCAATTTGAAGATGATGGTTAATGTCCGTGACCTCAGCTTGTCTGTCAAGCAACCAATTCACAACATCCTGATTGGATGTTAGTTCCTCAATTGCTTTGGCACTTTGCTTATAAAGAAGCTGTAAGGCTTCTAGATCTGCACCGGCCAATAGTTTTGCCGATACCGCTGCTGGATCACTTGTTTCAATCTCCAGCTCGGTGTCTTTTTTCTTGATGCGGGTTGTTGCATATGGGATCAGTTTTCCATCAATGTTGTTACAGAAAACAGCTATGAGGCCTGTTCGCACTCCGTAACATTTGATGAAAATATTATTCTCGATTCCATAAACAATCTGAAAACCGTTGTTATAAACTTCCATTGAAGCTCCGGGAATGTTCAGTACTGGATGCACATCGGCGTTTTCAAATACGCGAAGACTTCTCTTGGCATTACCTTCGGTATCTTGCTCGCCGTCAGCATCCTTCACTGCCATGATAAGTGTCTGTTCTCCATTGACACCACGAATCGCCACTTTCACCTGATTGATGTTATCGAAGGATGAGCAGTTCGCTTCAAACCAATTCGATAAAGATGTAATAGCAATCACATTTGTTTGTGCTTCTACCACACCGGTTTCTGCTGCCGGGGTCTCTTCCTGTACCGGAAGGTCAAGTTGATCCTCTGAAAATACGACTGCCTCTTCTCCTTGCCCTTCTCTTACCATTTGGGATAAATTTTCATTCATGTTAGTTACTTCTCCTTTAAATTAGCGATCTATCCAGTTTTGTACATAGTCTTCTGGATCTTTCCATTTTTTAGAATCCTCTTCGGAATTCTCTCTCCACTTATCGGCATTAATTTTTGTATATGTTTCAAGCGCGGCTCCTGAAAGGGCCAGAATTTTAATAACTTCTTCGTATGCCTTTATTGGTGCTACTCCATGATTCTCATGCTCTTTGCACGATATTAACCATGGAGGTAATTCTCTTTCCCATTTTCCTGTGTATGCTGCAATAGCTTTATCAACATACGTTTTTAAAAATAGTAGAAAACTGGGAAAGCTTAGCGATTTGTCATCTGAATACTCTCCAAATACATTGACTTCATAGTCACGTTCTTTGAAGTAGAGTTTCATAATGTCAACTTCTTTTGAATTGCTCATAAATTGGTCTCCCAAACTTGTTTTATTTTCTTGAGAAACATATCTCTGGAGTTTTCTCCATCTCCGTATTTGTTTAACAGTCCTTCAATAAACTCTGATAGATTGAAATCAAATAAAAACCATACACAACTACGAATGGAAAATGGTTTTTTCATTTTCACATATATATTCCCACTTCTAAATTTCTTGTGTGGAAATGCAGATACTATATGAAATGGTCGAGTGGTATAATACTTTCTTATTCGGCAAGGTTTGGGACCCGTTGCCATCATTGCGATAGCACCATAATCTTTATAATCTTTCCACTTATATTTGATCCATCTATAACGATTGGCAATAAAAGCATATTCGTCCATAGCATAATTTGGAATTGTTCTGTTTCTTCTCCAAAATTTATACATGTCTTTCTTCTCAGGAAACCAATCTCTCCAATCTCCTAATTTAGTTTTATAATAACCAGAACCGAATTTAATAATATCGCCTTTTCTTGATGCCAATCTTTGTGAGTCAGGAACTGTTTCATATCGAGTTGGGTGATTTGATTGGTAAAATTTCCCATTGCGATAACATTGTCCATTATAGTGATCATTAAATGCTTCATGTTCCCAAGGTTCCATTATTCCAATAACCTCTTTGCGTAATAGTAATTTTTAAGTAATTTATCTTGATGTTCTGGCATGTATTCAAGAACAATAATACCATTCCACTTATATATATGTTTCAAATCTTTAATAAATCCAACAAGATTTAAATCTCCATGTGGTGAATTGAATGGCATATGAGAACCGTGCCCCTTTGCACGATTTGAAAGATGAATAACGCTTGTGTATTTCAAAAGAGTGCGCATGATTTTATGATCGAACCATATAGATTCAATATGACTAGTATCAATACACATGCTAAATTCTGGATTCTTAATACAATACTCCATAATATCCAGAGGACTTCGTATTTTCTTTTTCTTTCTCCATTGAAAAGTCTCGATACATAAGCTATAGTCATATTTGACTGGAAGCTTCATCAATTTATTTTCCAAATAGTAATCAAGAAAATCCTCAATTCCCTTGTTAGGGTGTATTACAAAATGATTGCAGGCAAATGTCTGATTGAATGTAAATATTACATCAAGTATTTCATCTTTGTCTTGGTGAAGTACATCAAGAGGTAGGTGAACAACCAACAAGTTAGTTCCTGCTTTTTCTAATGTGTCAATAATTTTATCTTGATTCTCTATCAATGGATCAAACTTATAACTTGCTAGTTGTATTTTCGGTGGAATCTCTTCAAGATTATATCTATTGTCTGCACCGAATCCATATGAAATTGCAACTTCAATCATAAATATCGCCTTTCGTCAAACCCTCCGTGAACTCCCTTCCAATTGACTGCAATTGCTTCAGATGTATGTATTGATTCTTCATGTCTACACTTAACTATCCAATCAACAATTCCATCTAGATTCATCAAAGAATTAGATATTGATCTAATTGCATCTTCAACAAACATTGGATTCTCTCCAGCAATTCTGGCAATCTCCTGTTCATCAACCCTTTTGATGATCGGATATGGTAGGGTAGGAATAACATTTTCAACAGACTCGATAATGTCTTCCAACCAAACATACTTACTGCTATATGCGTCAACCTCAACCATTACATCAGCAAACGATCTTTGATTATGTGGGAATCCCCGACTGTCGAGAACACTACACAATTCAGCAGAGCATGGGCAATAAGATGCATATTGAATTTTTGCACCTTGAAAGAATCTGAAATGCCACTGCCTTTCTTTCTTGCCATCGGGTTTAGTCATTTGAATATCATAGATCTGCCCTTCAAATCTGCATTTGTAATAAATTGGAAATTGATTATCGGATACAACTGATTGCCTGGTAATTGGCATTCTGAAATCGAATGTTATATATGCAGCACTATTTCCGAAAGTCTCACTCGGGCCAACATTTTTAATAATCTTTTCAAGGATCTCTTTAATTAACGTACTCTTTAAAGGTAGATCCAAATATGGTTTCAATGTAAGTAAGAGTCGAGACATCGAAATACCTTTTGTGTCAGAGTCAAGGCTTGTTCTGATAGCAACATTTGCAATCATTTGATGAAATCCTGTATGTCCCCTTGTCTCAAGTTTAAATGGTACTTCAACATTCTCAACCCCTACTTGCATAATTGGGATATTAATGTTTGGTGGTGTACATTGAACGTCTGGTAAGCAATCTTTTGTCATAAACTTTCCTCCTATAAATTTGGTAGCACATTAACACTGATAAATTCCTCAACTTCATCCTTCCATTTTTCAAAGTCAATGGGTGAGACGTTACCATAATCTGGTTTTGGTTCAATGTTGTGCTCTCTATCATTACTACAATGAAATATAAGTTCCGGATCCCCTCCCAAGAAACCAAAATTGTCAATACACTTCAATGAATCAATGTTAATTTCAAAGGAGTGGGACGGAACTTCTCGGGTGACGATAATTTCGCCACCACATTCTGAACAATACATTTTTTTCATAAGTCCAGATCCTTGATGTCGAAGAGTTGTTGTTTTACTGACTTTTCTTTATAGGCAGCTTTTACTTCACTATTATAATACTCATCTTCATGGGTGTGCCCTTCTTCACCAAAATCAACATCAATATCCCATAGATCATCGGGATCGGGATGTGTAACTATGACCTCCGGTCCACTGTCTGCTCTACTCATATGTCTAAATCCTTTGGGTCGAATATGGGTAAGTGTTTTTCTATATCTTCTTCCTGCTCCTTACTGACCTCTTCGATAACATCTCTAAGAGAAACTTTTTGGGGTTTCATCCAATAACCAGAAGTACTGTCAGTGGAAGAGGTGTAATTAGTATAAGTCCATGAACCCATCATATAATCCTCTTCATTCATCTTTGATCAACTCCTATCACTATTAGATATGAATTAAGCAGTTTAACTGACTCGGGTGTTGTATCTAATTCTTTGCTTTCATCTGTTAAATTTGGATCGATGAAATTGCGAATGTAATTATTTTTCAAATCAATACAATCGGACTTGGTTGTAAGAAACTCATGTAGATTAATTGGAGCATCATGCCCAATCAAACACGCAGTTTCCATTTCACCACATCTCTGACCACCCTTATTCTTTCGACCACCTAATGGTTGGAGGGTTCGTCTTGCATATGCACCAATCCCTCTTGCAGCAAGTTTTTCCTCTGCAATATGAACCATCCTGAAGAAGTAAATGAAACCAGCTGCAACAGGATTTGCCAATTTAACTTTTGACAATGGATCATATATTGGAAATTTAAAATCGCTTCCAACATATTGCATTGCTTCATCAACCTGCTGTAATTTGCAAGATTGAAATGGAGCTTGGATGATTGTAAGATTTTTGATGAAGTCCAATGATAGTTGTTCCGGCATCTGTTCGGAGAATTGTGTATAATACCAATTGTCCTCTGTCCGATCAACAATCTTTATGAACCCCAGCAGGTATTCTTTTATCTCGCTCTGCTCAACATCTTTATCTAACATCTTTAATATGTTTTGCTTCAATGCATCAACCGCCATGGCCAAATGCATTTCATATAATTGACCAATATTCATTCTCGATATGATACCAAGTGGATTGATGCAAATATCCATGTGGCGTCCATCAGGTAGCTGTGGCATTTTATCATGAGGAACAATTCTAGATATGACTCCTTTATTGCCATGCCTATTAGCTAATTTATCACCAACCTGAACTCTCCTGAAATGAACTCCATACATTTCAACATATAATCCGTTAATTCTCTCACGCTTCTCTTTATACTTACCGGTGAATGAGAATTTGTCAAGACTCTTTTCCCTGATAAGTTTCATTGCTTCGTCTTTCGACATAACATCTTTCAGGACTTTTTGAAGATACTTCTCTTTGTCTTGTTGCTTCGAGAGTTTGGATTCAAGCCACTCTTTATATTCAGGCACCTCTTCGTTCCAAGAGTTACCATATAAATTAACTTCGGAAACGATATACTTTTTCCGGGTTTCTAACAGTACCTTCTCGGCAAATACCGAATATTGTTCGTCAGAGTTAAGCTTTTGCAAAATGGCATATGTATCACCCTTTTCAATTGTTTCAAGTTCATCTGGTAGTGGTTTATATTCACCATCCTTTAATGATAGAAGAACTTTATCTGGGGTTACTGTGAATGATAAATCCTTATAGTGTACTGACGTTAGGGTGTCCTCATTGACAAGTCTATCTGAAATAACGATTCCATCCTCATAGTTGTTACCATAATAAACCATAACACCAGTCAGAAGATTTTTGCCAATGTTAATTTTTCCATTTTTACAGAAATTACTTTCTGCTAAAATGTCTCCTGCACTAAACCGGTCTCCTGGTTTAACATAGATATTCATGAAATCCATGTGTTCAACATAAATTTTTCTATAACGAATATCAAATATGTCAGCATCTTTATCATCATATACCACTATAATATACTCTTTGTCAATATGAACAACCTCTCCAGGTTTTTTAGCCATCTTGACAAATTGAGTGTGTGGTGTATATAGTCCTTCTGACCCTGAACTGATAAGAGGAACATCAAATTCTCTCAGCATGATCGCCTGCCTCATTTGGGATGCAGCCATTTGTAATCTTGTTTGGTCGTCATGCTTTAAGAATGGAGTCATTGAAACAGGAATTGAGAGAGGAAATTTATCCTGAACCTCTGCTTCAAATTTCAAATTTTGATCAAGATGTACATTCGGGACAACATTTTGAAGAACCCCACAGTTATCTCTATCTGGAGTATCAACAGGACATAGACGGCCAAACATACTTGGGCAAATATCTCTCAAATGCTTGGGAATGTTTTCCCTTTTAAATCCGCCGGGACCAAGAAGACTTATTCTTGATAGTTTTGTCAATTCCTCAATTGGGTTGATTGAGAAATCAAATTGAACAATATCTGAAACATTACAATCTGATAAGATTTGTGTTGAGTTGATATTGAACTTCGGTTGTCTTGCAGTTCGATTTGAAAAACACAAATCGAATATGATCTTTGAAATTCTTGCAATTACCATATACTCAAAACATCTCACCCGTTTGTTTGTGTACTCCATATCATCGACTTCACCTGTCTTTAATATTTCACAAATCTCTTCCAAGATTGTTGGGTAAGTCATAAATCGTGCTGTGATTATATCAACTTTTGGAATTAAATCAAGTGCATATAGTACATCTTCCCCCTTTGATTTTGCATTATATCTTGAATACATCCTTCCGAGTTCTAATAAAAAATCATCAGGAGCATATCCAACTGATTCTTCAATATAACTTCTCAAATCATATCTGAGTATTTCAAAAAGGTTTTCGCTCTCTTCGTCAATATCACCATCTAAATCATATTTGATTTTACAAAGTTCTATTCCATGATACGCAAGCAGTATCAAAGAAAGTGGTATCTTTTTACCCAAGAAGCTAATCCGAATGAATGGGGCTTCTTTATCTGAAAATACCATTATGGTTGCTACATTTGTGCGAAGCTTTATGCTTTCTCCTCTTGTTACAATCGGAATGTCAAAAAGCTGTAGTAAAGGAATTTTTCTTCGTCCGTTGATATAAATATAGTTTCCATCAACAAGCTTGGGAATGAAAATACTAAGATCAATTTCAGAAGTTCCTTTTTGTAATTTTATAGCCAATGTTTGTTTAAGAGTCTTGGCAAGCTCTCCCGATGAAAAACGTGAATCTTTCAAACTAATATCATTGATTGTGAAACCAATTTCCTCAACAGGTTTAACTATTTCTTGCACGATAGGTAAAATATTGTCATAGTCTCTTTGTCTGATTGTGAAGATGTTATTATCTTCGTCTTGTATTGCAGCTATTGGATTAATTATTTTCAAGTTTTAAATCCTCCTATCTTTGCAGTATGCTTTCAATGCTTTTTCGAGAACGTCATCCTCAATATAATAAGGATCGCTATGCATTCTCAGTTCATTCATAATAAGTTGGGTCAGGCGAAGGTCTGGAGCATCATACCAGACCTTCCTGATTAAACCCAGTATTCGTTCAATTCGGGCTGGGTCTCTCATGTGATTTTTTCTCCTTTAAGGATTTTATCCATGACGCCCGAATATCTACCTTCATACAGAATACCTTGTAATATTGATCTCTTTGGATTAGAGAATGCCATTGCCAGTATCCAACTCTCTTGATTCGGTACAGATTGAATACTATAATAATTCGGTTCTATCTTTTCACGATCTTCTAATAGACGCCATTTCATATGGTCCTTCCACATCAATTGAGCGACAACACATTCAAAATGAACATGATGGATTTCTTTATCATACACATCAAATAATTCATCGACTATCATTGTATATGTCTTGCCTTTAAATTTGTGCAAAAGTTCAGCAACGGATGCAAGATCTCCAATAATATCTCTCTGTTTCATGGATGAACTAGCATTATCTTCGCTATTCTGCCCCTTAATAACTGCTGATCCTGAAGTATGGAAAGTTCTTAAAACCAATTGGGTTCCACGCTCACCCAATGTTTGAGCTGCGAGAATACCAATGAAGCGGCTATTTAAATTTTTATATAAATCACCGTAGCACTTTTTACAGATTTTTGGATCTTTACATAAAATTGGGCTTCGTATATAAATCATCTTACCAATGATGTCCTTATAGTTTTCATGTGTAATTTTATAAAGGGTGTTGTCTTCTTCATTGAGAGTCCATCTGTTAAGTAACATTCTGGCCTTTCGTTTTGTTTTAACATCAACCTCTAATAAATCTTCTGTACCACAGTCATCAACATCTTCGTCAATTTGTAAATTGGCACATGTGAAAATTAACTTTCTTGATAGATACCCAGACGTTCCTGTATTCAATGCAACATCAAGAAGTCCCTTTCGGCAACCATATGTTGAATAGAAAAACTCTTTTTGTGTCAAACCATCAACCAAAGAGTTTTTAATTGGATGAGGTAAAATCTCTCCATCGAAATTTGAAATGAATCCTCTCGATAGAATAAGTTGTTTTACCTGATCCCAGCTACCTCTTGCGCCAGACTCAATCATATATGAGTATTTGAATTTTTCTTTCAACTCTGAAATAAGACTTGGATCTGAAAATGCAATAAGTTGATCTCGTAACTCGGTACGTGAGTAAATATCATCCCTTATCGCTTCCGCTCCCTCAATTGGAAAATCTTTCAGTGACAGAGTTGATCCGTACAAAGTTGCAAATTTGAATCCAGTCTTTTTTATATTATCAAGAACTTCAACTGTTTCATCTTCTGTGTATCTATTCTTAATATTATTCAGCACAAATAGGAGTTCTTTCTCTGAAATTGTTCCTTCAACCAAAGGATAATTCTCTGGAAGTTGTCGATTGAACTCAGCCTGACCAATTGGGATTGTCTTCCCTTTGTATTTAACTGTCCTGTCTGAGAATTCCATTGATGTTAAATAGTAAATTCCAAGAATTATATCTTGACTTGGTGTTGTTGTCAGACTTTCATTTGCAGGACTACTAAGATTTTTGGATATCAATATCTTAGCGATGATCTCCTCTTTGGCCTCATTTGAAATTGGTATATATACCGCCATTTGATCCCCATCAAAATCTGCATTGAATGGAGGACATGCAAGTGGATGTATTTTGATTACTTGATCTAATGTAATCAGTATCTTAAAACCAAGCATACCCAGTTTATGAAGAGATGGTTGTCTGTTCAGTATACAATACTGATCGTTTGTTACCTCTTCACAAACTCTCAATAAAACTGGAGATCTGTCTTCAATACACTTATTAACATAATCAATTGCCTTATTGAGTAACTTGAATTTTCCAAGTTGAATGATTCGTTTGGCGATCGGTAGTTTGAATATTTCAAGTACCATTAAATATGGAAGCTTACATTCAGTTAATGAAAGCGTTGGATCTGGTATGATGACTGCGCGACCTGAAAAGTCAATTCTCTTACCGAGAATATTCCCTCTAATCAACCCCTCTTTTTTTGCCATCTTTTCCAGTATTCGTGTGTATAACTCACTTACGTCTTTTTGTAATTGTTTGAAGTAGGTATAATAGAGAGCTTTATCTCTTTGAACATCTACAACTGTTTCTCTCATTATCTCCTTCTTAGTGAGTATTTGGACATAGTAACGATTGATTTTGTCCATCAATTGTTTTGTTTCCCCTGAACTCTTTGATGTAGGTCTTAGATCAGGGGGCAATACAATAATTGTATCTATAAGAAGATTGCTAATGTTATCTAATACGAGTTGCCATTCAGGCGCCCCGTATTCGACCATATCATTTGCATATCCTTCAACAAGAACTTTGATCGCTTCAGCTCGTTCCCATTTTTGGACCCCTTGTGGAACACTACCTTCATCCGTGGTAACAAATTCGTCACTATCTATGTATAGAACACTTTTGTCATTCCTCATGAGATCGTCAAGTGCTTTCTTAAAACCCCTTCCGGCTAGATCTACCAGCAAGTCGTAGAATAGAGGATTCACAACTTGGATTGGAATTACAATTTTTGCAAATGTTTTTCTTCTCGAATCGCTGTTGATAACCGCGACTCCGCATTCAGCACATTTACCACCGGACTTTGATACCCCATGATAAATTCCACACTGACATGTATAATTTCTCACTGGGCCAAATATTTGCTCAGAGAATAATCCTGCTGGGTGAAACTTTTTCTTACCAAATGTTTTTAGAGACGTCACTTCGTCTAAGTTTTCACAGAAATCTGCATAATTTAGTATTTTAGGCATTCTTAATCTCCCATACTGAATTTTTCAATTAGAAATTGTCCGATAGCAAGAAAATGTAGACTAACCTTATCTGCAATTATTCTGTCCAAATCGGGCATAATATCTTGCGCTATTATTCTTATATCTTCTGCTGTTAATTGAACCTTTGAGTCTTTCATAGCTTTATCAACTATTCGGACTATTTCTTGCTCCAATAATGATGGTTGTTCAATACTAATGCTTCTTGATCTTGTCATTTGACACCTTTTTGTCAATAGTCTGTTTCAGTTTATCAACACCTTTGTCAGCTAGATCACCTGCTGTATCAGCCGTTCTTTCAACCATCAAATTAAAGAACGATCTAATCGCTTTTTTACCAGCTGAAGCAAGTTCATCAATAATAGATCCGACCTGACCTGTTATTTGTTCATTGGTTATCTTCTGATTTTCTTCCATATGCTCCTATCACCTCTTGTTTTTCATATTCTATTTCATCCCAAGGTGTGAAGTAACAATCGTCTAAGTTGAAGCATGATAACATGCTAGTAATCATATTTTTAGAGTTTTGAGTCAACTCATATTTTCGTAAGTTATTTGGTATACAAAACTCACCACTCCTTGGTATTGCATTTGGATGTGGATTGTTTAATATAACCATGTCAATTTTTTCATTGACAGTTTTTATCACATAACTAGCAATTTCAAACTTCTGTGCTAATTTGGTGATTGTAAATATCTCATTTTTAAAAATCAACTTCCTTGGTCTGATATAGTCTGTTATCTCATGATTAATTATCTCCATCACGCAGCTCCAGTATCAGGTATAAGTTCAATAAAAACATTACTATTTTCCTTGAATATAGATATCACAAAATTATTGAAATCTGTTTGGCAAGCAACTACAGATGCAAGACTCGAGATCACATCAGAACTGTTTACCAAACTTTTAATTGGTATCACTGATTCAGAAATTGGATATACTCTACTTCCGAGAAAGATGGTTAAATCCCCTTTTTGATTCATCTCCATAATTGG